CTAAATTAAGCTATCGTACACTTTAACAGCGATCTGCTCAGGTACACCCTTGCTGATCAGCAGCGCAATAATGTTCTGATCATAAATGTCTTCACCTTTAAGCAGATTTAACGCTGCAAACGTATTTGCTTCCCGTTCGGTTTTCCACGCAAATCTTGATAAGTAAAAGTTAAAGTGCATATTCTCATCGTAGTGAAGCTTGAAGTGTCCGTACTCGTGCCACAGAAGAAATTGCCTATATTCCTCCGGTAGATCTGGTTTGATGAAAATTCCAATAGTTCCCTCAGAGGCCAGTATGGCTGAGTCGCATTTTCTTTTTAATAGGCGCTGATCCTCTATAATTTCTATGTTTTCATTATAGAGCAGCTCGTAGATACAAACATCGGGGACTCCGTCAACAACTTCCCGGATCTGAGCCGTATTCACTTCAATCACTCCTACTTCTTATACTTTTTACCTAACAATTCGATCATGCCAGCTACGTCGTTCGCAAATTCGATAATTTCTTCGTCAGTCATTTTGTCGAGGTCATAGCCGCCAAACTGTGCCACCATAGGCTGTTCAAGGATAAACTTAACGGCGTCTTCCGCAGAAGAAAAGTTTGTTTCTTTTTCATCTTCTCGTTCATCTGTTAAATCACGCATGCTTATACCTAGAGCATCTGCTAGACGCTGCATGCTATCAACCCGCGGATAGCTTTGTCCATTGTACCAACTAGAGATAGTAGATAGCGGGAGCCCTAGAATTGATGCGAGCCTACTTTGCGTCATTTTTTTATTCAGCATCCATGTGTGAAAATTTTCAACAAATATGTCTCTTGCTCTATTACTCATTTCTTTGCACCTCTATTGATTATAGTTCTATATTACAGTTAAACTGTAAAAAGTTCAAGAACATATTTAAAAAACTACATTTTAAGCGTTGACTCAACGATTAAATCGTAGTATTATAATGCCAAGGAGGTGGTCATACGTGTCTTGCGATGTAAGAATCAGTTATGCAGCTGCAAGAGTAAACAAAGGAATAACGCAAGAAGAAGCTGCGAAAGGCTTGAAAATAAGCGTTTTCACACTGATTAACTACGAAAATGGTAAAACAGTGCCAACCTGGGATCGGCATAATAAAATGGCTGATTTCTATGGGATTCCGAAAGAAATGCTTTGCAGTCCTAAGAAGTGAAATTTTTTTTGAAGTTGTACTACGATTTAATCGTAGATGATGCACGGGGAGTGAGGTGAGTAGATGGAGTTTAAAAGCCCTGCAGAGGAGCAACGGTATTTATTTAAAGTGGAGTTACCTAATTTGATCACACGAATTCTCTTGTTGAGCGCATGTCAGAGAGAGAGCAAAGAACGAATTCTCCGCGATTCTGAAGCATTAAAAAAGGCTTCAATCCAGTCTATTGAAGCCTGCAAGAGTTCACTTGTTAAAGTAAGCTGTGATCGAAGCACTGATGACATTGATAGCGATCTTTTGCAAAGTGCTTAGTGAATCTGCGCCAACTTCCGCGGCAACTTTCTTTACTTTATCCCAAGTGTTGTTGTTTCGGATATTGTCAAGAAACTCATGGCCTTTCCAAGTCAATGATTTCACGAAAATATCAAGGTTCCCAGAAAGATCTTCATCCGTGATTATCGTAATGAAGTCAGCTTCACTTAGCCTTAACAAAGTATAAGCGACTTCGTCCGCCGTAACTTCTGGGATCGTTATCTTAGTGCTATCAAGCTCATCATTGAGCTCTAAACGATCCTCTAAGTATAAAAGGACTTCTCTAACGATATCATGATTCAATTTCACAGATAACCACCTCCTTTCTTGAAAATATTATATCAGGAAAGTTTACCAACACCGCTAGGAAGCGAGGTGAGAAAGTGACCCGTTTGGAAATACTCTCTCAGTATTATGTAACGCAAACAGACATCCAGAAGCTTCTGCAGATGTCCCATAAGAAGGCCAAGAAGATCTACGAGATGGTTAGTGAAATGGAGAATCAGGAACTGGGAGAGTTTCGAGCGCATGACAACAAGGTAGCACTGAAAAAAGTGCTGAGGTGCCTGAAAATCGACTACAACTTCCTAGTTCGGCAGTGCCAGCTGGAAGAACAAAAAAAGGAACCCTCGGCGAGCTTGGCGGCAACCGAGAGTTCAACAAGATGATCTTATTGGATTGAGATCATCTCTATTTTATCACAAGCAATCAAGCTTGTGAAGGAAGGGAGAAATAAATGACAATAACAAACGAAGCAGCTCGCGCTTATGCAGCAATCGCCGCACAGAACATCGGCATCAAGGTAGATGATATCATGCTCCTTGTCGATGAAATGATGTATCTAATGGACGTTTATACAGAGGCAGAGATCCTTGCCAAAATGCGCAAATTGATCGGCCAGGAGGATCGGTAGTGCGCCGGCTTAGACGCCCAGTGCTCGTGGCTCTCACGGCTGCGATTACCGCCGGCGTGACGCTTAACCTGCCTGCAGCTGAGGCCGAGACACCAGTACGGCAGACGGTGACCGTGATCGATCTCTATCAGCCTGATACGCCGGCTTACACCGCAGAGATGGACGTCAGTTGGCACGACTGGCAGCCGATCGGCAAGGCCGCCGGCGTGGTGCCGGTAGCACTGCTGGAGCTGGCTGAGGAGTACAACATCAGCCCAGTCTACGCCGCGGCGGTGTTTGTCCTTGAGACTGGCTGGGGTAGCTCATCGGCCTGGCTGGCCAAGCACAATCCGGCCGGCATCCGGTGCGGTGACCGGTACTGCCAGTACAGCACGGCGACGGAGGGCCTGCGGCGCATGATGGAGATCATGGCTGACTACTACGGCAACGGGTTGACCACTGTAGTACAGCAGCGTTCGCTGTGGTCGGAGGTCGAGGATACAGATTTAATTGTCCAGTTGATGATCCAGCTGGCGGAGTAGCTTATGGAGACAATCATCAACGGTATCAATAGGATGGCGGGCAGTTATCACGCTCAAGACATCTTCCAGGACTGGGTGCAGATGGCTGGGATCTCTATATCAAACCAGTTGTTTTACGACCAACGCCTGGAAGATCAGTATCTGACACTTGCGAAAAAATACACCACTGAGCAGTTAAAAGAAATGTGCCGATGGACCGCAAGGCTTGTAGAGCTGTTTGAGGATGATATCAATGATTACCTCGGCAGCATCTACATGATGTTAAATGCTGGGAATTCGAGGACAGGTCAATTTTTCACACCATTTCATGTGTGTGTGTTGATGGCCAGGGTGGAGCTTACTGGATATAGCGGGGGAAAAATCACAGCCAATGAACCAAGTGTCGGCGGCGGGGCCAATATTCTGGCAGCAGCCAAGGAGATCCAGCGTTTAGGTTACGATTATCAAAGTTTGCTTGACGTTGTCGCCCAGGATCTCGACTACAAATGTGTGTGGATGTCTTATCTACAGTTTAGCTTTGCGGGTATTAGTGCGATATGTGTGCAAGGCAATACCCTGCAAAATGAAATCAATTTTACCTTAGTCACGCCAATGTATTGCTTGAGAGGTGTGTCACCGTGAAAAATGATGTAATCAATTTAATCATTTTGAAGCTAAATGATAAAATTGAAAGCCGCGAAATTGAGCTTGTAAAGAATACACTGATCACTTGCCTCGAAGATTATGATCTGGTACCTAAAAAGAATGAAGTCGTACCGTATGGCTACGAAGACGAAAAGCTGATTCAGCTGTTCTTGGTAAGCAAAAAGATTGATGGATTGAGTGATCGATCCATTAAAGTGTATAGGCAGGAGTTAAATTCACATCTACACCTATACATTCAAAAAAAGATCACCGACATTACAACGGACGATCTGCGGATGCACTTCGCAAAGCGGATGATCGACAGTCCGAATTTGTCAAAAGCCACACTGAACGGCGAGCGTCGATATCTGTCCAGCTTCTTTACTTGGCTCGCGGATAATGGATATATTCCAAGGAATCCAATGCGGGCGATTAAGAAGATGAAAGAAGACAAGCGGATCAAGAAACCATTCAGCCAGGAAGAAATCGAACTCATGCGAGACGAATTGAAGAACCGGGTTGAAAAGGCAAGAAATACACGGGATCGGTTTGTCGCAATAAGAATGCAAGCACTTTTTGAATTTATGCTCAGCACCGGTTGCCGTGTAAGCGAAGCTTCTGGAGCTAAGCTTAAGGATTTAAACCTGACAAGCAACGAAATTCTCGTGTTTGGTAAAGGCGCCAAAGAACGGATCTGTTATCTGAACGAGATATCAATCATCCGGTTAAAACAATGGCTTGAAGTGAGATCAGAAATGTCAGTAGACAGCGAGTATCTGTTCACCGGGTATCAAAATTCATACAATACCGGAACGATACTCGGCGCAGGTGGAATCGAAAGCTATTTCCGGCATTTAGGCGATCAACTCGGGATCAAGTGTCATCCGCATAAATTCAGACGTACCTGCGCGACTATGGCACTCACGAAAGGAATGCCGATCGAAGAAGTGCAACAGATGCTTGGCCACAATGAGATCAACACAACGATGATCTATGCCCAGGTATCACAGGAAAATGTTAAACATAGCCACAGAAAATATATGTAAATGTCCAGCTGATGATCCAGCTGGCGGAAGGGAGATAAAGGTGACCGATAGAAAAGTTCCAATTGCCAATATATCGTTAGTAAAATCAGATCGATCAGGTCTTGAATTAAAAGCTCTTACGATTGAAATTATTGATATTTTTATCGAAAATGAGGTCACTGTAGGAGAAGCAAACGCAATATTAAAAGATGCTCTTCTTTATGTGAAGAGCACCTCAGATGGGAAGAAGCTTTAAAAATCGATTTCTACATCATCATAGACGTCATATATATCGTTTTTGCGGCGAAGATATGACTTTATGAAAAATTCAGTTTCTTCTTCACATCCAATGCTTTCCGGATGCTCCTTGCGAAAATCAGCAAGGCATACTTGAGCAAAAGCGACGGAAAGATCATGAATGATTTGAGTTTTATCCACTTAACATAGCCTCCTTTCTTGATTTCATTATAACAAGAAAGAACAAAACAAGAGTAAAGGAGAGAACATGGAAACAGTAAAAATAAATCAGCTTGAAATCGAAAACGTCAAACGAGTCAAAGCGGTCAAGATTGAGCCAACAGCCAACGGTCTGACTGTCATTGGCGGCCGCAACAGCCAAGGTAAGACCTCTGTGCTCGACAGCATTGCCTGGGCGCTGGGTGGTGATCGTTACAAGCCATCACAGGCACAACGAGATGGATCCGTCTTGCCTCCACAGCTGCACGTCGAGCTGTCAAATGGTCTAATCGTGGAGCGCAAAGGTAAAAATAGTGATCTCAAGGTTATCGACCCAAGCGGCCGCAAAGGCGGTCAGCAGCTGCTTAATCAGTTTGTGGAGCAGCTGGCATTGGACTTGCCTAAGTTTATGAGTGCATCGGGTAAGGATAAAGCGCAGACGCTGCTGCAAATCATCGGCGTAGGCGATCAGCTCGCACAGCTTGAGATGGACGAGCAAAAGCTGTACCAGGAGCGGCTGTACATTGGCCGCACGGCAGATCAAAAAGAAAAATATGCCAAGGAAATGGAGAGTTTTGAGGGTGTGCCGAAGGAACCCGTCTCTGCATCGGAGCTGATCCGCCAACAGCAAGATATTTTAGCCAGAAACGGTGAAAACCAGCGGAAGCGTGAACGAGTATCTCAATATGAGTATCTGGTCAGCACTAAAACAGAGGAAGTCATCCGGCTGCAGCAACAGCTGCAGATCAAGCAGGCAGAGCTGCAGCAAGCTCAGGCTGACCTGCAGATCGCAAAGACCTCTGCATTAGATCTACATGACGAATCTACGGAGGAGCTGGAAAGGAACATTCAAGAGATTGACGAGCTCAATCGAAAGGTAAGAGCTAATCTTGACAAGGAAAAAGCGGAAGAAGACGCCAGGATCTATAAAAACCAATATGATGCCTTGACCGTACAGATCAACGATATCCGACAGGCAAAGATGGATCTGCTTAAGGGCGCCGATCTGCCACTGCCTGGCCTGTCAGTGCAGGATGGAGAGCTGATTTATCAAGGATATAAGTGGGACAACATGTCCGGATCCGATCAGCTCAAGGTAGCCACGGCCATCGTCCGCAAACTCAATCCGCAGTGCGGGTTTGTGTTATTGGACAAGCTCGAGCAGATGGATCTGCAGACAATGCAGGAGTTCGGCTCCTGGTTAGAGTTCCAGGGACTACAGGCCATTGCGACACGAGTCAGCACCGGCGATGAGTGCTCGATCATCATCGAGGATGGCACTGTAGTTTCGCAGCCGGAAGTGGCCCAAGCTCCGCAACCACGCTGGAAAGCAGGTGAGTTCTGATGTTTACGATTACTAAAGGCAAAATTCCATCTGCACTGAAATGTGTCATATACGGCCCGGAAGGCATTGGTAAATCTACCTTTGCCTCTCGGTTTCCGGATCCATTATTTATTGACACCGAAGGATCCACAAAGCACATGAATGTCGATCGTTTAGATGCACCATCCAGTTGGACTTTACTTATGCAGGAAGTCCAGTTTGTTAAATCAACGCCAGGGCTTTGCAAAACATTGGTCATTGACACCGCGGATTGGGCAGAGCAGCTGTGTAACCAACAGATCTGTGCTCAAAAAAACTGGGGCGGCATTGAGGACGCCGGCTGGGGTAAAGGCTACACCTACTTAGCAGAGGAGTTTGGTAAGCTGCTTAATTTGTTAGAGGATGTCGTCAGATCGGGGATCAACGTCGTTGTGACGGCTCATGCGCAAATGCGTAAATTCGAGCAGCCGGACGAACTGGGGTCTTATGATCGTTGGGAATTAAAACTCCAAAAAAAGACAGCGGCGATGGTCAAGGAGTGGGCAGATATGGTGCTGTTTGCCAACTATAAAACGATTGTCGTCAATGTCGATGGACAGGGCGCAATCAAGGGTAAAAACAAAGCCCAGGGCGCTGGCCAGCGGGTCATGTACACAACGCACCACAGCTGTTGGGATGCGAAAAACCGTCACGGCCTGCCGGATGAGCTACCGTTTGATTTTGGCGCTATTGCTCATTTGTTTGCGGATCAAGCCGCAGTGCAACCGCCGATCCAGCAACCAATCCAGGCACCGATCCAACAACCGGTACAGCCGCCAGTCGTCCAGGTAACACAGCCAGTCACTCAGCCAACACAGCCACTACAGATGGATATCGCCGCAGGAGAGGGTATCCAAGAGGGGCAGCTAGTGCAGCCTGATCCGCAGTTTGAAGTTGATTACACAGGGATCCCGCAATCGCTTTTAGACTTGATGAAAAAGGACAACATTATGCCGATGCAGATCCAGCGAGCAGTAGCTGAACGGAATTATTATCCAGTAGATACACCAATTAGCAACTATGACCCTATGTTCATTGAAGCTAAATTAGTAGGTGCATGGGATCAGGTATTAAATGTTATCAGCCATTTAGATTTACCATTTTGAGGAGGATAAGAGATGACACAGTATAATTCTTACGCACAGCAGCCGCAGTACAATCAACAGTCACAATATGGTCAACAGTCTCAGACACAGGATCGCGAATATGGTTGGGATGACACAATCGTCTCTGATGGTCCGGAATTTATTCTGTTGCCGGCCGGAGATTATGAATTTGTCGTAGAAAGCTATGAAAGAAGTAGAACGAAAGGAACAGGATCGCTTCCTCCATGCAATATGGCAATTGTCACTTTGCGCATTGATACACCGAATGGAAGATCCTATATTAAGCATTATTTAACTTTGCACAGTAAATGTGAAGGTATGCTTTCAGCTTTCTTTACTTGCATTGGGCTAAAGAAAAAAGGGCAGCCATTGCAGATGCGCTGGGATTTAATCCCAGGCTGTGTTGGTAAGTGCAAGGTGGGAATCCGAAAAGGGAATGACGGTAACGATTACAACGAAGTAAAACAGTTTTATCCAGCACCTGATTTAAATCAGATGCCAAGCGGCACTCAATATACGCCGAACACATTTTAAAGGGTAACTGATTATGGAGTTACGTCCATATCAGGAAGCTGCCAAAACAGCCATATTTGAACAGTGGAACCAGGGGATAAAGAAAACACTCCTGGTCTTACCTACAGGCTGCGGTAAGACGATCGTCTTTGCCAAAGTCACGGAAGAGTGTGTCAGACAGGGCAAGCGGGTGCTTATCATGGCTCACCGCGGCGAGCTGCTGGATCAGGCTGCGGATAAAATCATGCAAGCAACCGGCCTGGGAAGCGCCGTAGAAAAGGCGGAGGAATCCTGCCTTGGCAGCTGGTATCGGATCGTTGTTGGGTCTGTGCAAAGCTTAACCCGGCCGCAACGCCTGGCAAAATTTAAACCGGACTATTTTGATACCATCATTATCGACGAGGCTCATCACTGCCTCTCAGATAGCTATCAGCGAGTCCTAGAGCACTTTTCAGACGCGGAGGTGCTTGGGGTTACAGCAACGCCGGATCGTGGTGATATGCGTAATCTGGGTCAATACTTCGAGTCGTTGGCTTATGAGTACACGCTGCCGCAGGCAATCAAAAGCGGTTACTTGGTGCCGATCAAGGCGATGACGATTCCGCTGCAGTTGGATCTGAGTGGCGTCGGTATACAATCCGGGGACTTTAAAGTGTCCGATCTTGGCACTGCGCTGGATCCATATCTTTATCAGATTGCCGATGAGATGCTCAAATACTGCAAAGATCGTAAGACTGTCGCATTTTTACCGCTTGTAAAAACCAGTCAAAAATTCTGCGAGATTCTCAATCAAAAAGGTTTTCGGGCCGCTGAAGTTAACGGCGAGAGTTCTGATCGCGCGCAGATCCTCGCTGATTATGATGCAGGCCGATATAACGTTTTATGCAACAGTATGTTACTGACAGAGGGATGGGATTGCCCTACGGTGGATTGTATCATCGTGTTGCGTCCGACCAAGGTGAGAAGTCTATACAGTCAGATGGTGGGCAGAGGCACGCGCCTCGCACAAGATAAGGCTGACTTGTTATTGCTGGACTTTCTTTGGCACACGGAACGGCACGAACTTTGCCACCCGGCATCACTGATCTGTGAGAATGACGAAGTCGCAAAGAAAATGACGGAGAATCTTGAAAAGGCTGCTGGATGCCCGGTTGACTTGGAAGAAGCAGAAGAACAAGCATCGTCTGATGTTGTAGCTGAGCGAGAACAGGCGTTAGCGGAACAGTTGAAGCAGATGAGAGCAAGAAAGAGAAAACTTGTGGATCCGCTGCAATTTGAAATGAGCATCCAAGCCGAGGACTTATCAAGCTATGTCCCGGCGTTTGGTTGGGAGTGTGCGCCAGCAACAAATAAGCAAAAAGAAGCACTTGAAAAACTCGGAATTATGCCGGATGAGATTGATAATGCCGGCAAAGCAACAATGCTGCTTGATCGGCTACATAAGCGGCAAACGGAAGGATTGACAACGCCGAAACAGATCCGATTTCTGGAAGGTAGAGGATTCAAAAATGTTGGAACCTGGCAGTTTGAAGCAGCAAGCAATATGATTAACCGGATCGCCGCTTGCGGATGGCATATCCCGCAAGGAGTAGATCCTAAGAATTATACACCGGAGGTAAGCAGTCATGATCGATTTGAAGGCAATTTTGGAATATATTGATCCATCCGACTGCAATTATCAGGAGTGGGTCAATGTCGGCATGGCACTTAAGCATGAGGGCTACACCGCGGCAGATTGGGACGCCTGGTCTGCCCGAGATGGTGGCCGGTATCATGCAGGCGAATGCTTTAAAAAATGGGCGACATTTGAGGGCACTGGCACGCCTGTAACTGGCGGGACGATTGTGCAGATGGCAAAGGATCGCGGCTGGTCTCCTGCTTTATCCTCTGATCCGGGCTATAGCTTGGATTGGGATAGCGTGATCCAACAGGACGATGTTGTTATTGTGGACAAAGGATGGGTAGAGGCTCGTGAGATTAAAGAGCCTGTCAGCTGGGATCCAGTCAAGGAACTCATTACATATCTGGAAACATTGTTTGAATCCGATGAAAATGTCGGATACGTTACGCGAAGTTTTGAGCGAGATGGAAAGTATTTACCAACCAAAGGCTGCTGGGATCGTAGTGCAGGACAGCTCATTGATGCGCTGCTCAAATGTAAAGGCGATATTGGAGCCGTGCTTGGTGATTACAACCCAGAGGTAGGAGCTTGGATTCGATTCAATCCGCTGGATGGCAAAGGTATTAAAAACGATAATGTTACAGATTACCGGTTTGCGCTTGTAGAGTCCGATAGCACGGACCTCGAAAAGCAAAACGCGATTATCCATGAGTTGGAGCTGCCGGTTGCTTGCCTGGTGTTTTCAGGCAAAAAGAGCGTCCATGCCATCGTCAGGGTGGACGCTGCTAACTACGATGAGTACCGCAAGCGTGTTGATTATCTTTATGCGGTCTGCAAAAAAAATGGTCTGGAGATAGACCAGCAGAATAAAAATCCATCCCGGCTGTCCCGGATGCCGGGCGTGATCCGCGCCGGGCGCAAGCAGTTCCTCATGGAAACCAATGTCGGCAAGGGTAGCTGGGACGAATGGCGGGAATGGATCGAGGCAGTCAACGATGATTTGCCGGATCCGGAACCGCTGGAAGCAGTTTGGGATAACTTGCCTGCGCTGGCTGCACCGTTGATTGACGGCGTCCTGCGTCAGGGGCATAAGATGTTGCTTGCCGGACCTTCAAAAGCCGGTAAGAGTTTTTCGCTCATTGAGCTGTGTATCGCGATCGCTGAGGGCTCTTCCTGGTTCGGGTGGCCATGCACTCGTGGGCGTGTTTTATATGTCAATCTGGAGCTCGATCGAGCCAGCTGCTTACACCGTTTCAAAGACGTTTACCAAGCGCTAGGGATTAAGCCGGAGCACCTCCAGAACATTGATATCTGGAATCTGCGAGGCCGCTCAGTGCCGATGGACAAGCTGGCTCCTAAGTTGATCCGAAGGGCAGCTAAAAAGGACTATATCGCCATTGTGATTGATCCAATTTACAAAGTCATTACAGGCGACGAAAATAGTGCCGACCAGATGGCCAACTTCTGCAATCAGTTTGACAAGGTGTGTACGGAGCTGGGAGTCGCGGTAATCTACTGCCATCACCATAGCAAGGGCAGCCAAGGTAACAAGCGCAGCATGGACCGTGCGTCCGGATCCGGAGTCTTTGCCCGGGATCCTGATGCTCTTCTGGATCTGATCGAGCTAGACCTGCCGGAGAGCCTGCAGAAGCAGCAGGACGATCAGATGGTCTGCCAGGTATGCAAAGACTACCTGCAGCGTGCCGGGCAGCTGTACAAAATATCCCAGGACGATCAGTGCAGCGCGTCACGGATGACGCAGACTTGCAGAGAGACGTTTGACGATCGGGAGTATCAACGGTTGTGTGATGACATTCTCGCAGCCAGGACGGCAATGCAAGGGCGCACGGCGTGGCGGATCGAGGGCACGCTCCGGGAGTTCCCCAAGTTCGCTCCAGTCAACCTCTGGTTTGATTATCCCGTGCATCATGTCGACAATATCGGTGTGTTAGCGGACGTAGAACCGGATGGCGATGTTCCGCTGTGGAAAAAGGCTGCAGAAAAGAGGAAGCCACCTGGAGATAAAAGAAAAGAACGAAAAGAAGCCATTGAAACAGCATACAGTGCATGCACAATCGACGGTGATGTGACTGTGGAGGCGATGGCTGAATATATGGGAGTGACTGAAAAAACAGTCAGAAATCGAATAAAAGAACACGGTGATTTTTGGGTTGACGAAGGCAAAGTGGGCAGAAAATCACAGGGAAAATAGGGAAAATTTCCCTCAATTTCCCTTTCCCTGAAAATCTTAGGGAAGGAAAAAAACATGACAATTTCCTTCCTTTCCCTAAGGGAAAGTAGGGAAAAAAACGAAAATTTCCTTTCCCTAGGGAAGGAAAAAAACATGTTATTTTCTTTCCTTTCCCGGGAAGGGAAAATCTATATATATAAATATATAAATTTCCGTTTCCCTGACGGTCAAAGGGGGAAAGTAAGGCGGGCTTAAGCACTGCCCGCCCTTACCTTCCTTCCCCTGTCCTTTGACAATAAAAAGTTTTCCTCAGCACATAACTCAATAGAATTTCAGTGAGACGAAACAATGAGAAAAGTAAAAAACAAAAAAGTTTTGGTAACTATGAATATGCCACCTTTGTATCACACAATTCCTGGAGAACGATTTGACATAAGAAAAAGCGAATGTATACAGTGGCTAATTCGTCGACCAGATATTTTGAATTATTTGTGGGATCAGATAAAACAATCTGGATATATCGTGTTTGACCCACAGACCGGTAAATGGCATGGCGTCGATTTCAGAAAAGAGGAGAATGAATGAAAGTGAATATTACACAACATCGACCAGGGCAAGGCGGCATCCTCTGCTTGCCGATGCTTAAAAATATCCCGACTGGGCGAGAAGGATGGAAAAAGACGACCTGCCCAATTTGTGGACGCGAATGTTGGATCACACCCGGGCACGTAGAAGCCATGTCAAAAGAGCCCGAGCTTAAAGCAGCATGTACGGAGTGTGCGCTGCGGAGTGGCAATGCTTGAGTTTTTTCTGCCGATGGTCCCGCCGACGGTGACCGCCCAGGAGCACAAGGTTACAGTGGCCAACGGTAAGCCACGATTTTACGATCCACCGAAGCTATCTGCAGCGCGTAGTAAGCTGACTGGGGCGCTTGCCTATCACCGACCGGATACGCCGCTCAGCGGGCCTCTGAGGCTTGTGGTCAAGTGGTGCTTCCCAGCGAGCAGGCATTTGGATGGCCAGTACAAGGATACTCGGCCGGACACTGACAATCTGCAGAAGCTGCTCAAGGACTGCATGACGGCTTGTGGGTACTGGCGTGATGATGCCCAGGTGGCCAGTGAGATCGCCGAGAAGTTCTGGGCAACGGTTCCGGGGATTTATATCAAAGTGGAGGAGTTATCATGAGTAAAACATTAGACGACGCCTACAAGGCGCTCAGCTGGATGGGGGCCAACATGCGGCCAGTCTGCATTAACGACATGGACACAGGATACAAGATGGAGCTAGCGGTTAAAGCCGCTTTGGATGAGCTAAAGGCAAGGGAGAAAAAAGATGAAATGTAGCGAATGTAAACACTGCAAATTTATGGAGTCCAACGGAAGCCCTAACCGGTATTACTGCACACATCCCATAGCAGCTCAGCTCGTTTGTGCAGGGGCAAGGATGATCTGCAGAACTGAGCGGGGATCAAGGGAGATCACGGTCAAAACGGCACCAAAGTGGTGCCCACTTAAAGAAAAATGAAACAGGTTTTAAAATATCCTGGAGCTAAAACTAGGCTGGCGCCCTGGATCTGCTCATATATCCCCGATCACAAGGTATATCTGGAGCCATTTTTCGGATCTGGCGCGGTGTTTTTTAACAAAGTTCCATGTCGAGTAGAGACTATCAACGACCTTAACGAAGAGGTCTACAACTATTTCAAAGTGCTGAGAGATTGGCCTGATGAACTGATCCGGTTGATTGAGCTTACAACTTACGGTCGCGCAGAGTACGTTACTTGAACAGCGTCGTGCAATAGAGAGGATGAAATACTGATGGCGTCATCCGCATATACGATAAAGCAAGAACAATATGAAAAAAATATCAAACTTGTTTACGAGTATGAAAGCGAAAGAAATATGAATCATACGGAATTTGCCAGAATCTGCGGAATTAACTATAACACATTTGCGCAAATTGCTTCTGGACGGTTCAGCGGAACAATTTTTACATGGAGAAAGATAAAAGCCGCAACAAACTTAAAAATCGAATATGATCAAAAGATATGCGATTGCCTGCCGCCAAAACTGAGCAAAAATGAAATATTTTTGACGGATTATGTTATTCCCCATATCGTGAAATTTGGGAATGTGTATATGAATCCGATGAGAGTGAAACAGTTAGGAGGCAAGAAAAAAACAATAGATGTGATGAAAGCATACGGGCTTAATTGCCAATTTAGAAACGAAAGTGAAGGGAAGGGATTTACCTTGGAGGTAGTCAAATAATGAAAATTGAATTATACAATGATCACTTTGAAAACGCCAAACGATACCAGATCCCACGGGCGCAGTTGATCATTGCGGATATACCGTACAATATCGGGATCAACGCTTACGGAAGCCGTTCTGATTGGTATATTGGCGGCGACAACAAAAATGGCGAAAGTGATAAGGCGGGAAAGGAATTCTTTGACACGGACAAGGATTTCAAAATTTATAACTTTTTCCAGTTCGGCACGCGGCTTCTCAGGCCGGAGCCGAAGGAAAGAGGAAAAGCGCCGTGTATGATCATCTTCTGCAGTTGGCAACAACTGAACGAGATCACAGACTATGCCAAACAATTTGGATTTAATCATACACAGCCGCTGTTCTTCATAAAAAAATCATCGTCGCAGGTATTAAAAGCAAATATGCGTATCTGTGGCGCAACAGAAACAGCGCTTGTCCTGTATCGTGACAAACTGCCTAAATTTAATAACGGTGGGAATATGATTCTGGATTGGTTTGAGTGGGATAAGTCAGGAAAATACCCGAAGATTCACCCAACACAAAAGCCAGTTCCAGTGCTAAAACGACTGATTGAAATCTACACGGATCCAGGCGATGTTGTGATTGATCCGGTGGCCGGTAGCGGAAGCACATTAAGAGCTTGCGCCGAGCTGAATCGGAATTGCTATGGGTTTGAGATCAAGAAAGAGTTTTACAGAGCAGCTAAAGAAAAGATGTTGTCGGATGTGCCTGTATGCTTGAATTTGTGAGGGAAATGAAAAATGATCAAATTTAAGAAATCAGAAAAAATTGCAGCAAAAGATCGAACAGTCTTTTGCGGATGGGAAAAGAAAGCGATCCAGCCATCGACGGCAATGAAAAGAATTGCAGAGAACAATGGAATCGATCCGGAATTGATAAACATTGACGAATTTGAAGAAATGGCAGCCAGTCTTGGGTATTGGAGGACGAGATGAAAAAGAAACTGAATCTCATCAGCAAAACGACGAACATCCGGAGTCCTAAAAAGGGCCAGAGGAAAGGAAGGTAAAGATGATTAAATTAACAGAAATCGAGAAAAAGATTATTAACGATATTGCTGACCCTTTATATACCGCTGAGTTTGTTGAGGAGTGGATCAACCGTGACGATAATGTGATTATTAATCCATTTGCTGCTTTGCAAGCTATGGGAGCAAAAGGATACCATCAAGCCGTTAAACGTATGGCGGCGCTTAGGGGGTCAAAATGATCCCCGTGATACTTGCTACCGCCTTTGTGGCGGTCGTTCTGTTGATCGATCGGATCGGGGGTGATCGCTGATGAGCAAGATAGTATCATTTGACTTTGATGGCACCCTGGCGGTGACCAAGTGGCCGGAGATTATCCGGCCAATCTATCCGATCGTTGAGTATGCCAAGCAATGCAAGGCCGCAGGTGATCAGATCATCCTCAACACGATGCGTGAGGGCGATCGGTTACAAGAGGCTGTTGATTGGTGTCTGGCACAAGGTATTGAGTTTGACGCTGTCAACGATAATGTCCTTTGCATGCAGGAGCTTTATAAAAATAATCCGCGTAAAATTTTTGCCGACGAATACATCGATGATCGCAATCTGGTGTTTGCTGGTGTTGGCAATGGGAGCCGACGTAATCTGGATAAGTATGTCGCAGAACTTTGTATCACGGTGGCGAGGAGCAACTCTTGTTACTTTGACCGCGAATGCGAATCTTGTGAATTGAATGGACTTTGTTGTGATGAGGATAAGCTGCTGGCGTTTATGATGCAGCCAGCGGATGAGAGCAATCGACAAACAGAGTAGCCAATAGGAGGGATAGCGGTGACGGATGAGCGGATCAAACGGACAAAGGATAAGCTGCGAGTGTACGGGTCATACTCCCGTGAGATTAGCAAGTTACGAGTATGGCTACTTGATCTTAGCACCTATCTTTGGCTGCATGAGGACTGGCCAGAGCAGGCAGCCAGAGAGATGCACATCAGAGGCTTAGATAACAAGCATCCACCAGGCCAGCAACTCTGCGTGCAAAAGGCAGCCATCGAGGCACAGCTGCAGCAGACGTTAACCGCAAGATCTGCTTTAGGCTTGGATGACTGGCTTGACAGCTTAAGCGTTGAGGATCGGCAGATCATCCGGTTGGTATATGAGGAGGGATACAGCTATCAGGCAGCTGCGCCTATGGTCAATATGTCAAAAACAGGTTTACAGTATCGTATCGATCAAATTTGTAAAAGTCCGTACGCGTACGGTTGACTTTTGTGGTACTATACGCGCGTAAGATGCCAGAAGGTATCTGAGCCGATAGTAGCATCCCCACGATACGGGATCGGCGCGAGATCGGTAATTATGGCCAGTGCACACGGATGGACGCATCCTATATGCTGCCAGCGCCAGAGCCTGTGATGAGATGCCTTTGCGCCGGGCACGGAGTAACGCTGGGCTCCCGAATGGGAGTAAGTCACAGGATTAAATTAAGACTAGCGGTGGATGAATTCTAAGTGAACCCATCTGCGGAAGCACTCAGCGATGGGTGCTTTTTCTTTGGTTTCCAGCCTTCCTTCCCCGGCTGGATGAGGCAGGCACCCCATCTTTTCTCCTTTCTACTTTCTGACCTCCCTTTTACACTTTATACTTTTAGCCTGCAAACTCACGGCCCCGCGTATCGCCTTGCGGGGTTTTAATTTACATTTAACGCATTGACATGAATCTGGAGGTGATAGGATGCGCGGAAAATACGAGACACATGTTAAACCTAAGCTGGATCTGATTGCCCAGTGGGCGCGTGATGGCGCGATTGAGCGAGACATTGCTAAAAAGCTCGGCGTGTCCGAGAGCACGTTCAGTGGGTATAAAAAAGAGCATGAAGAGTTGATGCAGACCCTTACAGTCAACAAAGAGGTCGCGGATGCCCGAGTCGAGAGCGCGCTGTATAAGAGGGCGATCGGGTTCGAGTACACGGAAACCAGTAAAGAGGATGGCCCCGATGGCGTAAAAACCAAAACAATGATCAAGCGGGTAGCACCTGACGTCACCGCGCAGATCTACTGGCTCAATAACCGCCGGCCGGATCGTTGGCGCAACAAGCAGGACATCAGCATTGAGGGGGCATCCAAAGTGGAGATCATCAATGACATCCCAAAGCATACCGACCCGGATTAAACTGACGGAGCTGATCGCCCCGTCTTTTTATGATCTGTACTGGGATATTACAGATCACCGGCACACTCACTACAAGCTGGCCGGCGGCCGTGGATCCACCAAGTCGTCGTTTATCAGCATCATGATCGTGCTGGGCATGATGTCCAACCCAGACGCTAATGCGATGGTGCTGCGTAAGGTCGGCCGATATCTTGAGGAGTCCGTTTTCGAGCAGCTGCTGTGGGCGATTGATAAACTCGGTGTCGATCATCTCTGGCGGCCTAAATATTCGCCGCTTGGTTTGACGTATCTGCCAACCGGCCAGCGCATTGTTTTTCGTGGCGCGGATGAGCCGAAAAAGATTAAGTCCGTCAAGCTGCAGCATGGCTACTTCGCGTACACCTGGTACGAAGAACGGGATGAGTTTGATGGTGACGAGGAGGAACGCACGATCAACCAGTCCCTGATGCGCGGCGGCGATCGGTACTGGATCTTCTACAGCTGGAACCCGCCAAAGAGCATCAATAACTGGGTCAACCAAGACGTGCTGCTGCCGCGAGCGGATACGATCGTGCATCACAGTGACTACCGATCGGTACCGCGCGAGTGGCTGGGTCCACAGTTTTACATTGAGGCCGAGGAGCTTAAGCGCAACAAGCCGATGGCTTACCGGCATGAGTACCTCGGCGAGGCTACCGGTACAGGCGGACAGGTATTTGACAATGTCACGATCCGGGAGATCGCCGCGGATGAGCTGGCGGTCTTTGACAAGATCCATCACGGCTTAGACTTTGGCTTTGCGGCAGATCCGCTGGCTTACGTTAAAAACCACTTCGATAAGACGCGCCGACGTCTTTTTATTTTCGGCGAGTTGTATCAGGTTGGGCTGTCCAATGCCAAGGCAGTCCAGCAGATCAAGCTGCTCAATCCGCTCAATCAGTTAGTTGTCGCGGACAGTGAGGATCCACGGACAATCAACGAGTTTAGGGAGCTCGGTCTGCGGATCATCGGCGCTAAAAAAGGTCCCGGATCCGTTGACCACGGGATTAAGTGGCTGCAGGATCTCAACGAGATCATTATCGATCCGCGTTATTGCCCCAATACAGCCCGGGAGTTCAGCAGCTATGAGCTGGAGCGAGACAAAAACGGCAACTTCAAGGGATCATATCCCGATAAAAACAACCACAGCATTGACGCCACCAGGTACAGCCTGGAGGATCAGATGACAATGAGCAAAGCGAAAGCCCGCCGGAAATCCCGGTATGGCATTGTGTGAGGTGAGAGCATGAGGAAAATGAAATATATCGGTGCATTCGATGAGCAGAATTTGGATAAGTCCAGAATCCTGCAGCTGATCAATGCGCATCGAAGTACGGAAGGCGTGCGGATCCATCGGAATCTGGATTATTACGACGGAAGTCACGCCATCCTTCGGCGAAAAAAGAAAAATGAAGCCGCAAGCAACAATCGATTAGTATGCAACCACGCAAAGGATATCGCCGATACGGCCACCAGTTACTTTTTAGCGGCACCGATCACTTACAGCACCAGTGATAAGGCAATGGATATTGACCGGCTTACCGACTACTTCGATATGGCGGACGTGGATGAAACCGATCACGACAATGCCCTTGATATGTCCCGGACAGGTGTAGCGTATGAATACATCTATGCTGCACAGGATGAGGCGCGTCCTTTAATCAAAAATCTTGAGCCGCAGCACACATTTTTGGTCTATGACGATACGATTGAAGAAAATGTACTGTTTGGCGTTTACTACTATTGGATCGTGGACGCAGCGACAAAGCAGGAAATTTACAAAGCGGTCGTGGCTACAAAGCGTTTTATCCACACGATCGACATTATCAATGATTCTGCTGCCGCTCAAACTGCTCAGGGCAATCCAGAACCGCATCGGTTTAATGACGTACCGATCGTTGAGTATCGGAACAACAAAGATGGAATCGGTGATTATGAGCAGCAGATCAGCCTGATCGACGCGTACAACACGCTGATGTCAGATCGCGTCAATGACAAGGAACAATTTTTAGAAGCAATCCTAGTCCTTATCGGAGCGCTGCTGGGCGATGATGAAAAGGAAACAGGCGAGGCTGCAAAGCAGATCAAAGATCTGGGTATACTGGAGCTGCCCTCAGGCGCCAGCGCGGAATACATCACACGAACCTTTGATGAATCCTCGGTCGAGGTGCTAAAAAAGGCGATCAAGGATGACATTTACACTTTTTCTCATGTGCCATGCCTGACTGATGAGAACTTTGTCGGCAACAGTTCTGGCGTGGCCATGGAGTATAAGCTGCTTGGTCTGGAGATGATTACCAAGACCAAAGAGCGATATTACACCAAAGGGCTAAAGCAGCGGATGCGCTTGATCTGTAATTATCTCGGCTTGAAAAATATCGCACTGAATCCGGCGGCGATCATACCCGAGTTTAAGCGCGGGCTACCAAAAAATATGCTGGAGCTGTCACAGATGATTGCGAATCTGTCTGGTGCGGTGAGCCAGAAAACTTTGATCAGTCAGCTGGACTTTGTTGAGGATCCGGACGCAGAAGTGGAAGCAGTAAAGAAGGAAAGTCAGGAAAAGCTGAAACAGCAACAGCAGGCTTTTGGAAACTATGCAGAAGGCGATCCTGACGATCAGACAGAGCCACAGAAGTACGAAAAAGAGCTGAATGAGTAATCCTGACTACTGGCAAGAACGTGCCGAGAAACGCATCCACAGAGCTCACAAGAACAGCGACAAGACGATCAAAGAGATCACAGCAGCCTATCAACAGGCAATTGATGATATTAACAGCGATATTGAAAAAATCTTTTACCGCTATGCAGGCAAGAACGATCTGTCCTCCGCGGAGGCGAAAGATATCTTAAACCAGAGAATCAGTGAGAATGAATGGAATAAGATTAAGCTGCAGATCAGTTCAATCAAGGATCCAGCCATAAAAAAGCAGCTGCGGGCGAAGCTGGAGGCTTCCGCTTATGGTGCGAGAATTGACCGGCTGGAAGCGTTGAAACAAGACATCTACATCAAGACTAAGCAAGTCGCTGATGTAGAGCTGCAGAAGTCTACCGAGCTGTATAGAAAAACAGTTGAAGACAATTATTTGCACAATGTCTTCGACTTCCAGCAGGGGACAGGATACGCCTATGAATTTGCGTCAATGTCACCGGAACACGTTGAGGAAATCCTGAAAAACAACTGGAGCGGGAAGCATTACTCAAAAAGCGTCTGGGACAATACCGATGTTCTTGCGGAGAAGCTGCAGCAAACACTGACCGCAGGCTTGATGTCAGGCAAAAGCTACAAACGCATGGCAGCGGAGCTGACAGAACTGACTAGCTATGGTCAGTATGCTGCAGAGCGTCTGATCAGGACGGAAACGGCCTATTTAATCGAAGAATCGGACAAAGCGGCAGCGATTGACCGCGGAACGAAAGTCAGAATTTTCAGAGCAACCTTAGATTTGAAGACGTCTAAGATTTGTCAAGAACATGATGGAGATCGGGTGCCGATTGAAAAATCAGTACCTGGAAAGAACGTACCACCGCTTCATCCACACTGTCGGTCGTGGATGGAAGAAGAAATTGAAGGCTATGAGCATCGGATTCGAGCAGCAAAGGATCCAGTCACTGGAGAACGAATTACTGTTCCGGCAGATATGACATACACTGATTGGAAAGAGAACTATTCACAATTAAGCGAAGATGATGATGTTCTTACAAAGTTTAAAAGAAAAGTCAAGAGTAGTATTTCACAGGTCATATCGGGAAAAGAAGTCATTTCATATTCTGAAGTTCCTGAAAACATTCGTAAACCTTTTGAAGCTCAGCTGAAAAGGGCAGATCCCTATGTGAGAAAAATTTTAACAAACTATTATTCACAAGTAGACTATCGTGTTGGAACTGAAAAAAGTAGAAATATCAGTGTACTCAACGTTGTTGACTTAGCAAAAAATGTTGTTCCAGGATCGATTGCGCATGAATTATTTCATGTTATCGATCGTGATAGAGCGGTAACACAGATATTCAATTTTAATTCAGCACTTAGAAAAGACTTTGATGTATTGAAACGGTGTGCGGATCAGAGTAAAATGGGTTTGAAAGAATATCTTTATGCTAAGTATCCGGATGCGTTTGAAAACAGCAAAACAATGGGTGAAAGATATAGAGGAATATCAGATATTCTGTCGGGCTTAACAAAAGGAAATGTAAAATTTGGCTACGGTCACAGCAAAGATTACTGGAAATTAAGTGAAGATCGTTTAAGCATGGAAGCCTGGGCTCAATTCGGAAGAATTGGATATGAGAATGATGAAGAAGTTATCCAAATGTTAAAAGATATTTTTCCCCAATTTGCAAAGGAAGCGCTTGAAACTTTGAAGGGATTGATTACTTAATGGGTGAATGGAATGGAAAAAAAACAAAATATCTTGATAAAATATCACATGAGCATTGTGATTTGTTTGGTATGTTTCCTGATGGAAATTTTCAATTTGATCCTAATTTTTTAGATTATGATCTGTATGTTGAACTGATTGAGCTGGCAATTAAATATAAGATTCCCGCTTGGGATATTTTAGGTGATGAATATTTGCGCGATACATAACACTGAAAGAAAGAAGTTGTCAGCATAGTCACTCGATCTACAGTAAAGGAAGGATGGAAAAAGTTATGAAAACAGTTAAAGCTCTACTTAATCTATTTGAAGAATTGTTTGCAGGAAGAATCTCTTGCTTGGCTTTTTCTTATGACTTTCCTAATTTGATGCTTGATCTCAAGGATGATTCAATACAGAAAACACTCGACGATATGCCTGAATTGTGTGCGTTCTATTCACCCTACAAAGATTCAAATTATGATGATGAAGAGATATTGAATGACGAGGAGTTTTTGAAAAAGATCAAGCCTATATACCACAAATTAAAAATGCAAATGAAAGATTAAAGCGGGTTAAATGCAAGCCTGCTTTTTTCATGCCCTGGACATGGCATAAAACTGTCTTTTTATTATGGCTGCACACTGCCCGGGCACGAACTGGGCGGGGTAATGCAATAAATAGGACTGCCTTGGCATAGACTCGGCGGGACGGAAAGGACGATGCATATGAATTTATTTTTGAAGCGACTACCACTCAACATCCAGCTGTTTGCGGAGGGGGACGGCGGTAATGCCGGAGGTACTGAAGGATCAGCTGGCACAGAAGGAAGTCAAGGCGCTGGGGGAACTACAGGAAGCCTTGACGATGTTTTGAAGGCGTTTAAGCCGGAGGAAGTCTTGAACCATCCTTCATTTAAGTCGGTTCTGGACAGCCGGATCGGATCAGCGACCAGTACCGCCCTGGCGAATGCCAGAGCACGCTGGGAAGCGGAACAGAATGAAAATCTGAGTGAAGCTGAGAAGCTGGCCAAGATGACCAAAGAAGAACGGGAACGGTATCAATTCAAAAAAGATCAGGAAAAGTTTGCAGCTGAACGATCTAAGTTTGAACATGAAAAGCTGATTGTTGAAGCCGCAAAAGAACTGACAGGAAAAGGAATTGATGCCGCACTTGCGAGCTTTGTCGTTGGCAAAGACGCGGATGAAACAAAAAAGAACCTGGAAGCCTTTGAAAAATCCTACAACGCTGCGGTAGAAGCTGCAGTTAACGAGAAGCTGAAAGGTGGAGTGCCACCGAAGAAAGCCCCATCCAACACAACAACTTATACTGATGATCAGTTACGGAATATGACACCGGAACAGATCAATGCCAATTGGGACGCTGTTGTTGCGTCCATGAAAAAATAGGAGGAGTGAACAATTATGTCTATTCAGAATTTTATCCCTACCATTTGGAGCGCTCGTTTGCTGAACCATCTGGACAAAAGCCATGTTTATTTAAACCTGCTCAATCGCGATTATGAAGGTGAAATCAAAAACTTCGGCGACACCGTTAAGATTAACCAGGTCGGTGACGTGTCGATTAAGGACTACACCAAAGGTACAGATATTGATGCGCCGGAAGATATCACCGGTGAACAGCAGGAGCTGAAGATCGACCAGGCGAAGTATTTTAACTTTGCGGTGGATGATGTCGATAATGCACAAACCAATCCGAAGTTGATGGATAAAGCGATGCAGCGTGCAGCCTATGCGATGAACGATGTTGTTGACGCTTTTGCGGCGAACCTGCTGGCGATCAATGTTCATGCTGACAACGCGATCGGAACCAACGAAGCGCCGATCGTACCGACCAAAGCCGATGCTTATGATTACCTGGTCGATCTGAACACGAAGCTGACAGAAGCCAACGTCGCCAAAATGGGGCGCTGGGTTGTCATTCCAGCCTTTTACCACGGCCTGCTGCTGAAGGATGACCGCTTTGTCGGCAATGGCACGGACTACAACCAGGCAATCCTGGAAGGCGGCGAGGTTGGTAAGGCTGCTGGTTTCACGGTTTATGTATCGAACAACGTGCCGCACACCGAAGGAACGAAGTACAAGGTTATTGCGGGTACCACAGAAGCGGGCTCTTATGCGGAACAGATCTTGAACACGGAAGCCTACCGCCCAGAGAAGCGCTTTTCGGATGCCGTTAAGGGTCTGCATACTTATGGCGCGAAGGTGCTGCAGAGCAAGTGCATCGCCGTCTTAACTTGCAATAAAGCGTAAGCAGAGAGAGGAGAGTTACTATGGCTTTTATCTACAACTTAAAAACCAAGCTGCTGCATGAGTGTACCAATGCCGATGTAGCAAAATATTGTAAAAACAGACCGGATGAATACCTAGTTTCCGAGGATAAGGAAAAGCTGACGCAGGTGCTGATGCTGAACAATGCACTGGAAAGTACAGAACCTGCCAAGCAGGAAAAGAAGAAGTCACCTTCGCAGATGAATCTTGAAGAGCTGAAAGCCTGGGCAGCTGAGCTGCAGCTGGAAATCCCGGAATCCCTGACCAAGGCTGAGATCCTCGCGCTGATCAGAGAAAAGCAAGGCGCATGAAAACCCCTGCAGAAGTAATCACTGCTCTAACCGGCTGTAAAAATGCTGATCTGATTGCGATTGTCTTGGAAGCTGCAGAACAGACGATCTTGAGCCTGACCAACCGCACGAAGCTGATCCCTCCGTTAGAAGCTGCACGTCGGGATCTGGCGGTTGTGATGATCAACCGACTGGGAACGGAAGGCGAATCCAGCCGCAGCGAGGGCGGCATCAGCGTTAGTTTTGAGGAAATGCCGAAGGCAATCCAGACAGCGATTGAAACCTATAGATTAGCGAGGGTGGGCGGTCATGCGTTTGAGGCAGTGCCGAATCAAGACGTATAGCCTTAAACGGCACGTCACGGCTCAAAACGAGGAAGGCAATACTTACTCGACCTGGGGAAGTCCTGTTGAAATTGATGCTGAAATCTGGCCTGCTGGCGGACAGCTGCAGGCGCAGGTCTATGGTCAGGAGCTGCAGTATATGTTGAACATGCTGTATCAAGGCGAACAGGAGATCAAAGAAACGGATGGAATTTGTGTTTTTGTTGCTGCAGATCAGGATCCTGACTACCAGGTGATATCACAGCAGCGATACGCTAGCCATCAGCTTTTTGTGCTCAAAAAGCGATGAGTGATCTTGTTGGTTTGAAAAAGCTGTTGGATCAGTTGGATGCCGTGTCTGAAAACGCCCAGGACGTCCTGTTAAAATCCATGAAAAAGGCTGCAGGTTTTGTTCGGGATGATGCCCGTTTACGGGTGCCGTTTAAAACGGGGGATCTGCGCAGGAGGATTCACAGTCGTACAACCAAGACAGAAACTGGTGTCCGGTCAGTTGTGTCTGTGAGTTCTGAATATGGCGCTTATGTCGAGTTTGGTACGGGTCCTCGGGGTGAAGAAAATCACGAGGGAATCTCACCAGAGCTGAATCCACACTACTCGCAAACAGGCTGGATGATCCCGGCCAGCGCTATGTCTGAAAAAGACGCAGAGGATTATGGTCTGGGGATTGCTAAAAAGGACGGTAAGGTCATTGGTTATTATACCAAGGGTATGCCAGCCCGTCCTTTTATGTATCCTGCACTTAAAGACAACGAGGATCAGATCAATAAAAACATAGCGAAGGATCTCAAAAAAGCGATCAAGGAGGCAGCGAATGATTGATGTCAAAAAGATTATCTTCGAGGAATTAAAGAAGATCTCAGAGAACATAACGGATACATATCCGGATGATTGGAAGAAGTTTCCCTGCATTCAGTTTTTAGAAGAAGAAAATATCCCGCAGGAGATTACCGACGACACAGAGCGCATGTCGTATATTCGCTATAAAGTGGATATATGGGATAAAGTCAGCACAACGGCGGCAGCCCTGCAGGTCAATGCGGTATTTGCCGGATTAGGACTGAATCGATCATCCAGCGTGGATGTACCGGAGCAGTCTTATTTAAAGCACAAAATGATGCGTTTTGAGGGTGTTGTGGATCACGATACCCTGATTGTTTATCAGAAATAGAAAGGGGCGAAGTGAATGCTTGCCAATGGAATTAAGTTAGGCTACAAAGAAACAGCGGAAGCCGCAGATTTTACTGATTTGACTGGATTGAAGGAAGTGCCAGAACTTGGATCAGACCCTGAAAAAGTGGATAACACCGATTTAGCTGCTGATGTAAAGCAGTACGAAATGGGAATCGGTGATGCCGGGGATATGGAGTATAAGTTCAAGTATGTGAATACGGCTAATTCCTCTTATCGAAAACTGCGGACTGCTGCAGATAGTAAGAAGGTTTATCCTTTCCAGCAGACGATGCCGGACGGAACTAAGTATCAGTTTGATGCGCAGGTCAACGTCAAAGTTGGAGGCGGTGGCGTGAATGCCGCGATTGAATTTACAGCGTCGATGGCGCTGCAGAGTAAGATCACAGTTGTGGATCCGACGGAATAGGAGATGAAAAATAATGAATGAAACAAAAAGAAAGCCCTTTGCGGTCTGGACTGTTGGAGAAACCGACTACAGGCTTAAACTGGACACAGCCACGATCGCAGAACTAGAAACAAAGTTTAAATGCAATTTGTTGACCCTGCTGGAAAGCAGCGGCAGTATGCCGGCTTTGTCAGTCATGCTGACGATCATCCATGGGGCGATGAAAAAATTCAATCATGGCGTTACCTATAAAGAGGTTCAGAGTTTGTTTGATCAGTATTTGGATGAGGGCGGTTCTCAGGTAGCGTTTCTGTCAGATATTGTACTGCCGGTTTATCAGGTGTCCGGTTTTTTCTCGGAAGCTCAGACGGAAGTCATGGACAGCCAGATGGCGGAGGTTCGCGAGAATATCTAACTGTTACTGACTATCTGAATGAGCTTTATGTTCAGGCGCTGAAATTTGGAATCACCCCCGATTGTTTCTGGGCGTCAACGGTCCAAGAGATCATTGACATGATCGATGCCCGGCAGGAAAAACAAACAGAGGAGCTTAAGCTGCAGATCACGATGCTGTCTGTCCAAGCAGAACAGATTTTTGAAGGCATGGTCACAATTTGGAGCGATAAAAACAGCAAGCCTCAGCGTCGGCAAATTTGGGATTTTTACCCGAAGCTTTTTGAAAAAGAGCGTGAGGCGTATGAAATTCAGCGTCAAAAAGACGAAATGGCTTTGTATCAAGCGAAATTCAATGATTTCGTGCTCAGGCATAATCGCAAATATGGAGGTGATGACCAAGCATGAACGGAATCACTCTTGAAAAGCTGCAGGTCATCATTGAAGCGCAGACTCAGGATCTGCGCAACGAGCTTGCTAAAGTAAAGCAGCAGCTCACATCAACCTCAGCCGCAGTAAAAAAAGAAACCGGGAAGATCGGAAATTCCTTCGGCGGAATGATGAAAAAGGTCATGGGTTTGGTAGGAATTACCGCCGTTGTCACCTCTCTTAAGAAAGTAGGATCAGCCGCAATCGAGATGGCCAGTGATCTGCAGGAGGTGCAAAACGTCGTCGATACGGCGTTTGGTGACATGGCTTATATGGTTGAGAATTTCTCAAAGAAAGCGATCGATCAGTTCGGCATGTCGGAGCTGACGGCGAAGCGGACAGCGTCCACCTACATGGCCATGTCAAAGGGCATGGGAATCGCCGGGGACAAAGCGGCGAAGATGGCGATCAGTGTTGCGGGATTAACTGGCGATGTCGCTTCGTTTTACAATGTCAGCCAGTCGGTAGCGGACACAGCGCTGAAATCCATCTGGACAGGTGAGACAGAAAGCCTGAAGCAATTCGGCGTTGTCATGACGCAAACGAATCTGCAGCAGTTTGCTTATAGCAAAGGGATCCAGAAGACGATTGCCGACATGGATCAGGCAGAACAGACAACGCTGCGGTATATGTACGTCACTGAGCAGCTTAGTCTGGCTCAGGGTGACTTTTCCAAGACCAGCGGCAGCTGGGCAAACCAGATCCGCATCTTGCAAGAGCGCTGGAAGCAGATGCTGGGGATCATCGGAAACGGTTTGGTTCAGGTGCTGACGCCGGTTATTCAGTTTATCAATATGATCGTTTCCAAGTTGTTGTGGTTTGCGCAGGTGCTGCAGTCTGTCTTCCGCGGCTTATTTGGCGGTGGTAAAGCGGATCCAGTAGCAGGCGCGGCTGCATCAGCGAGCAAAGCGGAATCCGCCCAAAACGGGTACACTAACTCGCTAAAAAAATCAGATGCTCAGGCTAAAAAGAATCAGAAAACTTTGGCCGGCTTCGATGAAATCAATAACATCAATCAACCGCAATCTGGAGCTGAGGGTGCTGATATGTCCGGGCTTGGCGGCGATGGATTCGCAATAGATTTCGGAGATCTCGGGCTGGATGAAGAGCCTGATACATCCGGAATTGAGAAAGCGGCCGAGAAGATCAGAAACATCATCAAGGGGGTGCTGGACTTCCTTGATGAGAATAAGGCTAAAATTCTTGCGATTATGGGTGGCGTTGCCGCCTTTTTAATTGCCTTGAAATGGCCTGCAATTGCAGCAGCGATTGGAAAGATTGTGATGCCGCTTAAAAAAGCATTTGACTGGTTAAAGGCGTTTATGAGCCTGGCGTCAAGCGAAGGGATCATCGGAGCTTTAAAAGCTGCCTTCTTGGGATTCAGTACAACAGGGCTGATTGTAGCGGCGGTCATCGGAGCTGTGGTAGCGGCGGTGATTTACCTCTGGAACACCTCAGACGAATTCCGCAACAATGTGATGGCTGTTGTGGAGGGCCTGATGTCAGTGTTGAATCAGTTGTGGCAAGGCGTGTTGGTACCGATCGGGAATTTTATCTTGGATTTGATCGACAATGTGATCATGCCGTTGGTCAATATCATCGCTCAAGCCGTTTGTGCTGTCGTTTTAGAGTTGAGTGGTGTATTATCCGCTTTATGGGTCAATATACTGCAGCCCATCGCTGAATTTATTGTGGGTGTTTTATCGGTTTGCTTCCAAGGATTGTATGATATCTGGGTGGCTATGCTGCCAGCGATCAATGAGATGATGGCAATCTTGCAGACAATTTGGGTTGACACACTGCAGCCGATTGCTGCTTTTATTGCGGATGTGCTCATTGTTGCTATTCAACTATTGGGTACAATCATCCAAACCGTTCTGACAACCGCGCAGACAATGTTTAATAAGCTGGTTACTTTCTTGACTGGTACCTTTGCAAAAAGCTGGGAAACCGTCTGGGGTGGCTGTAAAACTGTGTTTGCAACGATCTGGAACACGATTATCGACATCATAGAAACAGCTGTGAATTTTATCATCGACGCGATTAACTGGTGTATTGATCAAATTAATAAGATCCACATTGATGTGCCTGGGTGGGTTACGGCCTTAACCGGAATGACCACTTTTGGCTTTAATATCGCTCGTATAGAGCGTGTGTCGTTACCGCGGATTGAGATGCCGAAACTGGCCAACGGTGGTTTGGCCTACGGTCCTACTACGGCGATTGTCGGTGACAATCCAGGGGCATCGTCGGATCCAGAGGTTATCGCACCACTGTCTAAGCTGCAGAACTTAATGGGCTTCGGCAGCGCGGAAACGCTGAACGCTTTGAATCGTCTATACGATATCCTGCTCATGATTTATGAAAAGGACGACACCGTTATCATTGATGGGGAATCATTGGCCGATCGAATCAACAGGATCAACAAGGACAATGATCGCAGGCGGGGAAATCCGGTATTTGCCTTGGAAAGATAGGAGGGATAGGCAATGATCTATATTTGGACAGACGATGATCCAACACCACGAGAATTACCAATCCCTTGTAAATTTGACTGGCAGTTCTCTGACCTAGATCGGGGATCCGGGCGAAATGATTTTGGCTTAATGATGAGAGAAAGAATTGGGTCAAAAGTAAAATTAACTCTGAGCTGGAATCCAAAAAAGCAAAACAGAAAAGCAAATGAGGCAATGATCCGTTTTTTGAAATCATTGCCTCCTTATTGTTATTTGAAATATCCGGATCCGGACGGAACAACGCCAACGATTGAGTGCTATCGCGGCGATATTAAATCTGGGATGTATCATTATGATCCGATCAGTGGATCCATCTGGAAGGATACATCAACATCCTTCACTGAAAGGTAGGCGGCAGCATGGCAAAAACAACGCAGACCTTTTATGAAAATTCTGTTTACAAATTTCGTGACACCGAATCCGAGATTGACATTGATGTATTTGACAACACCGCCAAGGGCGATATCGCCGCCGTGACCGCAAGCCAGCAGCGTCTTGCGCATCTCAATGAGGTGTACGACGGGGATCGGGATATTCCTAAACGCTTTGCGACCTGTGAGTACGATCAGTTTTTACTTGACGGATCCATGACGCTTCTTCCAGACAATTACGCCCGGGAAAAGGTTGGCTGGTGGTCGGAGTTGTCCGATGACAACTGCGAGTTTATCCAACCGCAGATCATCACGGTGAAGTTTGACAAGCGGCACAGCTCCGCGGGGATCACTTGCTATTACGATGAGTATAGCAAGCCAGTGGAATCAATCTGCCGCTGGTATCGCGGGGAGAAGCTGCTTGCAGAGCACAAGCTGCTTTATCCGGCATGGACCGTTGAGTCGTTTAACAGCGCCAACATTACCGTGGATCAATTTAACACGATGACTGTCGGGTCGTTGAATTACGGCGAGGCTCCGGCCAAGCAGGAGTATGGCCAGAGCGTTGATGGCTACGATCGTATTGAGGTCGAGATGATCCAGACACAAAACCCGCAGACCTATGTCAAGCTGTATGAAATTGATTTTGGGCTGACTTATGCGCTGACGGGAGAGCAGACGCAGGGAGCAAAGGTTAAGGAGCAGGTATCACTGTTAAGCAATACGCTCTATCCCAACGAGCTGTCGTTTAACCTCGAGAACTATGAGCGCAAATATGATCTACTTAACCCGTCGGATCTGCTGCGCTATTTCAAAAAAGGGCAGGAGGTGCGGGTGCAGGCCGGTGTCAAAAACCGCAAGACTGGGATCTTCGAGCGGGTCAACATGGGCAAGTATTATCTGGATCCGCCATCCAGCAAGTCTGCCAAGCTGACCTGTAAGGCGTTTGGGATCTTAAACATGCTGCTGGACGACGAGGATTATTACTCGCCGTTTTGGCAGGATGCCGCGGTTGCCGATATCGTCGCGGATATCTTGATCGGTTATGATCACTACGTCCATCCCAATGTCGGCGGGATTAAGCTGACCGGCTACATCCCAACGCAAAACAAAAAGGACGCGTTAAAGGTGGTGGCCATCGCGGTCGGCGCCATCGTTAAAGAGGGCCGCAACGGTAAGATTTATTTTTACCAGGCCACTGAGGAGCTGATCAGCAATCAGATCATCGCGGAGGACACAGTTTATACCGGCTGGCCACATGCAGGCATGTTGATGGCCGGCCTGGTGCCACTGCCACAGACGATCATTGCGCTGCCGTATGTACTTAAGGCAGATCGCAACACCCGGCTGGGAGATATCGACTCCAAAGATATTGGCAGCTACACCAAGGTGTCTGTCAATTACTTTAATTACGGATCTGCGGATCCAGCCGCCGAACTGCAGGAGCTGTTTAGCGGCGAGGTGATCACCGATGAGGACGGCAACGCCAAGATTACTTACTCGGATGCACCGGTCTATGATCTGACCTGTGATCTGCCGGAGGGCTGCACAATTAAGCACTACGCTGACGTCAGCCTTTTCCATGGCGATCCTGGGATGATTTACGAGCTGATAGTCAATGGTAGGGTGCGCAAGGTATCAAGCGCTACGGCCAGCGCAACGTTGCCACAGATCGAGATTGACCCGCAGGCACAGACGCTGGTACTGGACAGCTGTAATGAGCTGATCGGCAGTGCTCAGCAGGCCAGGGCGGCCGCCAGATGGTATTTGGAGCAGATGCAAAAGAGGCTGGACATCAGCTTTAAATGGTGGGCGGTAGCAACCACGGAGGCCTCAGAGTATTTAGAGGTGGAGACCACTTACGGGACCATTGTTAAAGCGCAGATCAGCAGCATAGAGTATGACCTTGGCAGCGGTCTGACCGCAACCGTTAAGGGGGTGGTTTGATTGGAGCTTAAAACCTTCCGGGCGACAGATCGGTATAATGTCGACGATCTGATGCGTGTTGAGCATAACTGCCAGCTCCTGCGGGATCGGATCGCTGCGCTGCTCGGTGTTAACCTGCAGCTGGATATCCGGACGGACTGGGATCTGACCAGCTTGCCGACGATCGGTCAGATGGATCGGATCCGGTGCAACATCGAGCAGCTGGCCCGCACCATGCGTGACGCCTACACCATCCCTGACTTCGGGGATTTTTTTGATTACACAATCGCTAATCAATTTGAGCGGGCGTTTGAGTTTATGGATCAGTACCTCGCTGATCTGATCGCAATCATCAGTCAGCCGCTGGCTGGCCAGTATTTTGCTAACGAGCCATTATTTCTACCTGCGGAGAGGAGGGATTAAGTGGCAAACTTATATGATTTTACGGAGCGGCTTAAGCTGCTCCTTTATTTAAACCATCGCAAGTCATCGGTCAACACACGGCACTTTGATGACAACTTCCAGGCGGTGGACGACTTTGCGCGTGAGACGGACCAAAAATTTGTTGATCAGGACACAGCCCGGAATCAGATGCAATCTGATCTGCTGGAGATCATCCGCACCAACAAGACTGCTTTTGATAATCATGTTGAGGATCAAGTGATCCACATTAAGGCCGCTGAGCGAGAAAGTTGGAATGGTGCGGTTAACGCAAAGCACACTCACAGCAACAAAGCGGTGATTGATAAGATCACACAGGCTATGCTGGATACGTGGGACACGGTAAGCAGTAAAGCGGCCGCAGTACACAAGCACGTTAAGGCTGACATTACAGACTTCCCGGTATCGCTCAAAAATCCTACTGCATTGACTTTAAAGTTAAACGGCACTGCTGCGGCTACTTATGATGGATCCGATGCCAAAGAGGTAAACGTTACATCAGCCAGCATTGGAGCGGCAGCAGCGAGTCACAGCCATAGTTATCTGCCCTTAGCTGGAGGTACGATGACTGGCAACCTCACTCTAAAAGGCGCTCCAACAGCTGATCTCATGGCTGCAACCAAAAAGTATGTCGATGACTTAGCAGCGAGTGCCGGTAATGGCGATATGCTTAAATCCGTATATGATACCAATGGTGATGGCATAGTCGATAACGCTGCCAAAGTAAATGGATTGACAGTACAGACAGCTGTTCCAGCAAACGCTAAGTTTACGGACACAACTTATAGTTTAGCAACAGCAAGCGCCAATGGGTTAATGCCGGCTACCTATGTTGTAAAAGTGGACAAGCTTAGGCCGGAAAATGTCGTCCGCAATGTAACGATAGCAGTCGCATCGTTTGTGGCAAATACAGATGACAACAAGACTCAGTACCCCTACTGTGCAGACTACACGGTAAGTGGTATGACGGCAACGTGTTGGGCTAATGTTAACCTGTCGGCAGCATCCAAGGCACTCGGGGTCATTGAGCAGGGTAACACCTTGGCCGGCAAGCTGAGACTGTACGCCAACGCTGTGCCGGCAAGCGACATTATTATCGATAATATCGTGTGGAAGGAGGTTGGATGATGGCGTTAAGTGAAATCAAAGATACAACCGGATCAAAACTCAATCAATACAAAATAACCCACGCAGACGGCACTACAGAGGTCGTCACGCTGGAGTTTAGCCCGGGGGATGACTATGTACCGGGTACACCGTTTAATGCCGCTACGGTCAATCCGTGGCTGCGTAAGATCAACAATCATGATCTGACACCGCTTGAAAATATCACGGTGCCCGCATCACAGTTTGTTGACTCTACGGATTATCCGCAATATGCGTACCATGTGGATATCGCGGTGGCGGGGCTGCTCGAAACAGATTTTTGTCATGTGGTGCTGTCGCCGGCAACCGACGAGGAGGGGTGTATTGCAAAAGGTCGGAGCCTTAACGGGATCTTGCGGCTGTATGCGATTGCACTGCCTGAGGAGAGCATCACGATCGCTACACTTTCAATAGATAGGAGGGGCGTATAAGTGCTTACTGATATTTTGGGAGGCGGAAAAGGTAAGAATCCTTTTCCGGGGTACGAATTAAAAAGCGGTACATTGTTTAGCGGAGGTTTCCAAACATTTTCTTGGGATAAAAATAAGTATATTCCTCTAATTATTCACATTAGCTGTTCGGGGCGTGGCAATTATTACACCGCAAGATATGCAAGATTCAGTCTAAATAACATAACAAAAACAATTCTCTACTTAGAGGATATTGATCCGGGATCGTGCGCTGGCTCAACCGAGTCGGATATCTGCACACTAACCTTTGCCAGCTTTGAACAAATGAAAAATATTGGAAGTTGTTCCTTCTCACAGTCGGGCGGCGGCAGCGGATTTAGCTTATCAGCTAAATGTACATTGTGGCTCGAAAAAATCGGGGGGGGGGCGCTTAAATGCTCTAAAAACCCTTTTGTTAAGCCGATTTTCACACTTTTCAAGAAAATTAAAAACAGTCAAAAGCGGGGTGAAAACCATGCTTTTTGACATCGTGAATAAGGGCATAAGTATATCTGATGGAATTGAAAAATATCAACGTTTTCGAGGAAACTATGCGAAAGACTTTTTTGCCAGATATAAAGATCAGCCAGGCTGGGAGACCAATCTTCCGGATTCTTATTTTAACATGGGGCAGAATGTCAATTTCAATAATGCAAGTTCTATCGCTAATCCAGCGGAATACCCTTGGTATATCAAATTTCCAAAACCGTTAGTTGTATTGGAATGCTATACCTATTGTAATAACTGGGCCGGAATTACGGAAATGGCGTTTATCTACGAAGATGGTACAGTAGAAGCTTGTACTGGACCGAAGAGTTACTCAAGATACAGCGGCGGAGGTCAACAGAACAGAACGCAATTAAAAGAATGTGTTGGTGTACGCCTTCATTTTTATGGTCAGGGCGTAGGATATGCGCCGGATGCTCATTATCAGGGCGGTGGTGTCATTGATTGGCTGGAAAAGGTAGGTGCTTAGTATGCTTGTAGATACGGGGAAATCTGGCGGAAAAAGAAAACGTGATGTAACTCAAATCACGTCAGCGGCTTACACAGCTACAGGCATTGTTTGGACTATGAGTGCTACATCTACACCGTCGTTTGTGCCTTTTGTTCCTAGCGAGGTATCAATATCTTATGTATATTGGTCACAGGATGAAAATGATCCTGGTAATTACAATTTCGCGACTAACTTGTACGGTATAAAAGAAGACGGTACAGAGGACTTGATTGATACCTTTACGGTCAGTGATCGTTGGGGGAATTCCAGTGGTACTACAACTCGAAAACTTACTACATCAGAAGAATTTATAAAAATAAAGATTGCTTCTGGAACATGGTGGAAGTATAAGTCTGGATCAAAATTAAGCTTTACGATTACGAAAGGTACAGTGATCGTCTAACGTAAAAAGGAGTGATGCCTATGTACGACTACACATCTGCTGCTGACCTCTGCCGATGGGCAGAGCAGCAGCTCAACCGCCAAACGTTTTACCAGCTCGGCGGGATCGGCCGCTACGATTCATCCGGCCGCCGGTTGTTTGATTGCGTCGGCCTGATCAAGTGTTTTTTGTGGCACGATTACGGCCCGGGCAATACCAGCTACTACGGTAAGACGGCGCCGGATATCAACGCTGATCAGATATACGCCCGGGCGACCGACAAGGGCCCGATCAGCACAATCCCGGAATCTCCGGGACTGCTGGTCTGGCAGCGGGGTCATATCGGGATCTACATCGGCGGTGGCCAGGTTATTGAGGCGACGGCTAAACGCTGGGGATCCGTCGGCGGCTGCGTCGTCAAGTCACAATTTAGAGATAAAACTGCGGCGATGTACCGCGGGACATGGACACACTGGCTCAGGTGTCCTTTTTTAATGTACGAGGAGGATGAGGGAATGGGCATTAAAGACAGCTACAAGACAGAGGTTTACAATGGCCTAACAATCCAGATCGCTCGCATGGGTTTGGATCCTGATTATGAGTATAAGGGTACAGTCGTAGGCAAGCCGTTTGGCCCCAATGCTGTACAGCGATCGCAGAGCATTGACGATCCAGAGTTGGAGGCGGCCGGATGGCAGTCCTGTGGTCACACTAATGGCGGGATTTTTTATAAAGAGCCGAGTGACGGTAACTGGATGGCCAGTGGTATCGAGGTACTGATGGGCAATGCCACACAGCTTTGGGATACTCGGTTTGACAGCTGCGCGGCCATCGGGTTTTACCACTCTGGGGAGATGATTATCGGCACCCAAGTGGAGATCAAGGCTTTAGCTGCAGCTGGTCAGCTACGCGGCGCTGTAACCGCAGCCTTCGGCATTAAGCTCAATGGTCAACGATGGACTGCGGGATCAGAGTTTAACTCTCAGAGGGATTACATCTATTCCAACAAGTCCGGACGCACAATCGTCGGTCAGGCTGCCAACGGCCAGTATGTGATGGTATCTGTGCCAGGCGTAAGCGGCAAGTCTGGGTTAACCGGTAGCCAGTTGCCAGCACTGGCGGATCACCTGGGATTAACCGCAGCGGTCTGCCTGGATGGCGGCGGTAGTCGGTACCTGTCTTACTGCGGGTCGATCAAAACAAATACCACCCGCGCAGTTAAAAACGACATTATTATTTATCGCCGCAAAAAGGCATCGCCGGCGCCGGATCCAGAGCCAGACACAAAGCCAAATCATCAGCCGGATACTGGCGGTGATGGTATGGTGCTGATCACCGACAAGGGGCCGCTGCGGATTCGCAATGCGGTCATGGGCGACAAGATCTTGTATACGGTGCCACAGGGCGAGCAGATCGACATCCTGGACATGCTGGCCGGCCGGCAGCAAGATGGATATCAATGGGCATTTGTGTCCTATACGCCGGTGGGAAAATCTGACAAGATCATCGGGTACAGTCAGATTGATTTAGACTATTCGCAAATGGATGAAAAGGAGAACTAATTATCATGAAAAAAGTATTTATCAGTCAGCCGATGAGAGGAAAAACAGAAAACGAAATCCTCATGGAACGAAACCGAATTATCGAAGAAATCCAGACATCTATCGGAGATCATGAGGTCCTGGACACCTACTTCGACGACTTTGGCCCCGGAGCTAAACCGTTGCAGTACCTGGCAAAGTCGCTCTGGATGCTTGCGGACGCAGACTGCGCCTATTTTGCGCCAGGCTGGCAGGATGCCCGGGGTTGCCGGATTGAACATGATTGTGCTATTGCTTATGAAATTGAAGTCTTGAAGGACTAGAGGAGGAATAGAACATGGAAGACATCAAAAAGCGTATTTCCAAGCTGGTCGATTTAAAGTCGATCATCTCCATCATCATGGTGGCCGCAATGGTTGCCGGATTTTTTGCCAAGATGGTATCTGCAGAGCAGTTTGTTCCATTGGTGACGATGATTGTCACCTTTTATTTTGCTAAGCAGGACAAGCCTGATAAGGAGTAAGATCAATGTTTGAGTTTATCTCTACGCACATCATGGAGTTTGGCTGGACTTGTATTGTCGGCATCCTTGCGATGCTATACAAAACGATCCAAAAAAACTTTAAAAAAGTATTGGCCGATAATCAAAATATGAAGTTTGGTGTTCAGGCAGTGCTCCATGATCGGCTCATACAAAAGTGTACCTATATTATCCAGCGTGGCCATGTAACCACAGATGATCTTGATGAGCTGGAGGAGCTCAACAAGCCTTATAAGGCGCTGGGTGGCAACGGCACCGTTAAAACAGCGCTGGAAAAAGTCAAACAGCTACCACTTAAATAG